GATTTAAAGAAAACCAAGACATCGTATTAATACTTTTTAAGTATTTAGAATGGAGTTAAGGAGACTCGAACTCCTGACATCCTGCTTGCAAAGCGGGCGCTCTACCAACTGAGCTATAACCCCAAAAAAAGGGAGTCAGAGTTTTCCTCCGACTACACCAGAGTTTACCACACGGGTATAATCTTGTAAAGTACCCTCTTGTAGAGACATCAGATGCCATCGAGACATGGTTTCCACACCCTCTTTGGTGGCACCAGTAATAAAGTGTTGCCCCAATGGGTTCTTCAGAATACTGGTGTACAAACCAAAACGTGTCTTCTTGATATAGAAAGCATTATCAATCCACACAACATCATCAGGGATGTTCTTCTCTACAGTGCCGCCAAAAGAGTTACTAAGAACTGGTTTACTATCCGTTTGAATCATCTTCCTCTTTCTTGTTAAATCCAAATGGGCCTTCTTTTTCTTCCAACTTCAATCGCAGTGCAACGGTTCCAATAGATTCAAGTACTTTTAGGATATCTTCTGCCTTAGCATCTTCACCAAGTTCTTTGGCAACATACCAATACTTAGGCCAGAATGATTCTCCTGCTTTTTGATAATCTTCAACAGTTAATAGTTTCATTTTCCAACTCCAGCATCTGGTGCTTCTGCTTCTAGAGCAGATTGAATTTCAACATCAATATCTTGAATTACAGAGCGAATATCTTTAACCCGTTGTGGACAAGACTTTTCATCATAAGTGTACACTTTAGTATCTGTGAAAAGTGCTTCACGGATTGCGGCCGCTGTTCTTACATCCATTTCAATTTTAATCACAGATCTCCCTCCTTACGGTTTTCAGAATAGTGGACATCAAACTCTCCACCAGGATAACGGGACTTCAGTTTGTCCACGTTCATTTCGATGATCTCATCAATAGTGGTATCAAGTCCCATACATGCTTGAGCAACATACCACATAATGTCACCCAGTTCTCGTTTGAGGTGGAACAGGTTTTCTTCGTTGACAGGTTTACCTTGGAAGATAATCTTCTTGACTACTTCAGTGAACTCACCTGCCTCTGCTGACATACCTACAGCAGCAGTAAGCAGTCGCTCGGAAGGAAAACCTTGCCCTTCAATTTCTTGAAGACGATAGATGAATGCTTCGTGATCTTTCGACGGTTGCGACGTAACTCCATTTACAAATTCAAGGTAACGTTCAGTATTTACAGTCATAAGTTTAGTTTTTGTGAATCAGATTGTTGTAGTTGAATTTTTTGTCCTTTGAATTCAACGAATATTTCATCAAATTCTTCTTCAGAAACTTCATGCCAACTACCACCAACACCGCCATCCATATTAACTACGATGTCGCGGGTAGGAAGTTGCTTACCATTAGAAACATCAATGATATCGCCAGGCAAAGGAATGAAAGTGAAGTAATGTCCATCCCAGTATTTGTTTCTGGAATGCATCAGGTTGACTGCATCTCTTTCGATACCACAGTCAGCAATCTTTTCGCCTCTAGGATTGAACACAGAATAATAACCGTTCATGAGAACTTGAATCCCTCAAATGATTTCTTTGGTTTTGGTTCTTCGTAATTATACTCCTCTTCCTTTCCACTGTCAAGAACGTCATCCTGTGCCGACTGTTCGCAATCATAAAGACGCATCTTGGCACGATCAATACCCACGATAAATCGTTTATGAATCGTGGGATCGTTATATCGATTCTTCAACTGCTTCACCATAATCTGCCCGAGTTCCTCAAGTTCATCAGTTGAAATAAGGGCAAACATAAGATCAGCAGTAGCAGGGAGGCCAAAGGACTCACTTGTATCAGTAAGCTCAACATCAGAGCTACCATAACCAGAACGGGTAGTCTGGGTGGCAGATACGATAGGTACGTTCGCTTCGACAGCGAGTCCTCTAAGTTCTTCAGCAATTGCCTTGATATATGAATATGAATTGACAGTGCTGTTTCCGCGATACCTAGAGGAAGCACATATATTAAGGTAATCAATGAAAATAATATCAGGACGGAATGACTTCTTAAGTGCAAGTTCATTAAGAAGTGACTTAAAGTGTCCACTGTGTGCAGATGCGGTGGGATACTCTTTAATAATTAGCGTTCCTTGAGTTTTTTGTGCCAGTTTTGTCACCTTATCCTCAAACATTACCTTAGGAAGATCAGTTATCTCCTGAATAGGGACATTGAGGAGATTAGCATCAATTCTCTCTGCAATCTTTTCCTCAGCCATTTCAAGCGTGATGTATAGTACGTTTTTCCCTCCCAAGAGTGCGGCAGACGCAACATGGCACATAAACAAACTTTTACCGACACCAGTGCCAGCGAGAGCAATATTAAGTGTCTTATTCGGGAGCCCGCCCTTCGTAATCTTGTTGAAATACTCCAAGTCGAATTCGATCTTGTCTTCTTTGCGGTGGTACGTTTCATATCTTGCCTCATAATCAAGAAGGTAATCATGTCCTACATGAGCATCAAATGATACTGCTAGAGCATCCGATAGAATACTGGGAATGGCATCTCTATCTTTTTCCTGATCCTTTCCATCAGCGAGTGCAATAGACTCCATCAGTGCTAGATAGATAGCACGATCACGACACCACTTCTCAGTAGTATCAACTAACCAATCAAAATCAGTGGGAACTTCCTCAAGATAACTAATAAGTTTAGTTATCTCTTGAAATGTACTGTCATTGATATCAGATCGTTTCTCTACTTCAATACAAAGAACTTCTTTAGTCGTAGGTTGATTGTACTTATTAACAAAATTGAGTATCTCCTCAAATACAACTTTCTGTTGAGGATCCTCAAAATAGTCTGCCTTAATAAAAGGAACTACCTTACGAAGATAATCTTCATTATATAGAAGATTTCGCAAAATCAAAATCTCAACTTTATCCATTAACTACCGTAACTAAATTCTTCTTTTGCAATTGCATCTAGTTTTTCCATTACTTCAGGAGTGAAGTAAGTTTCTGGTTCTTTGAGAATTGCTTTGGCATAAACTTTCTTACCGTCAATTTCATATCGTCCTGCTACGTTTTTCCAAAGTCCACCAATCTCACCAAGTTCTAACAAACCATAATACTTATCAAGTCCTCTCTCATCATAGAACAAACGAACAGTAACCTCTTTGTTTTCTTTACTCAAACGCGACTTGTGAGTCTTAGCTTTGATAAGATTTCCGACAATTTCCGTTCCATCCTTTTCTTTTTTCTTGCTGAGATAAATGATCGTAGACGCGGCATACTTGAGGCCACTGCCGCCTCCCATTTCCTTAGTAGGGACATAAGATCCGATGACATCGTAGGTGTGGTTGGTAACGATCATGGGGATGTTTGCTTGTCCAAGTTTCAGAGTCAACATTCTGAATGCACCTTTGACTAATTGGGATTTAGTCATATCACGAACTTGTTTGTCGTTCAGTGCGTCAGTGATCTCCTTCTCTGTTGATAGCATACCCAGAGAGTCTAGCACAAACATACAAGGTTTGCGTTCGTCTTCTGGTTTCTTAAGGTATATATCTACTGCCTTCAGTGCTTTTGTTCTAAACTCTTCAATTGTAACAACGTTTACAACAACCAGTCGATCTAAGTCAATACCCCGACTTGCGATAAGAGACTTGTTAACAGCGGCTTCAGTGTCAAAATATAGACAATACCCATCAGGATTAGCATCAAGGAAGTTCTTGACGACGGCAAGGGAGAAAAAAGTTTTTCCAGTACTAGACTCACCAGCAATGGCAGTAATCTTATTCCCAGATACACCACCAAATATACTCCCTGAAACAAGTCCGTTAAAAATGTACGAACCCGTGTCAACATATTGTTCTGTCTCGTCGATGTCTCTTGCGAGTTTGGTGTAGTCATCTCCAATCTCTTTTACAATTTCTTTTAAAAAGTCCATTAAATTACAAATCCAAATTGTTCACGGGCAATTTTTTTGTAAGCACTACCGGGGTATTGCTCACGAATATCTTTCATAAGTTTTAATTTTTGATAAAGTGCTACATCGCCACCCAGTCGCAATGCGCTGACAATAGTAGTAAGTTCTTTATCGTCGATAGGAAGTTCCATTTAACCGAAAAATAGTTCCAAGTTTACAGTTTTTTCTACGCTCCAACCAATTGAATCAAGGATTGCCTTGAGAGGTTCTAGAAATGACTTTTCAAATTGTAAGTCATAGTCAATGTACTTGTCAAGATTTA